GGGGAGGGGCGGGTGAAGACGACTCAACTCCCGGTGTTACTACAAGATTTCCTGTGGACGTTATGACAATAGCATCTGTTCGATACCAATTAAAATTAACTATAAATGGCCAATCTACGGAACCATAGTCCGGTGTAAAACCACCTAACCAGGTTTTGGTAGATTGTCCATCAAGGGCATAGTTACCTGGTTCTACATATAAAGCCAATACCTTTAAGGGGTTATGTGCTGTACCTAATACTGGTCTTAATTCATTAGCCCTATCTAATGCTTGGAAATTGGTTCTAACTTGTTCTGAAACAAGTAGCGTTCCAGGTGCTGGTAGAACATCCTCAAACGGACGCCTATCTTTATCAAGTACCACTTTCGACCTCCCCCGTCTTAATACTATTTATAACTAACAAGTTTAAGCTAAGTTAAATACCCTCTTCTACTTGCGGATCTATTTGTGGATCTATTTGTGGACCTATTTGTGGATCAGGCAAAACTGTTACTTCTAAGGCATTTGACATGACCTTACCATTTTTGTCAATGGTACCCACCTCAAACTCCACATATTGTCCTTCACGTAAAGTTTTATACCCAGGCATCTGTATATTTGAAAAATACACAAATATGTCATTACCACCTTGTTCTGGGGCAATAAAGCCATATCCACGTGGATTCGAAAACCATTTTACAATGCCCCTCATTCTCTCGCCCATATTTCTTGCTCCTTCTCTCTTAAATTTCCCAATTCTAAATTTTAGCAGGGGTTATCCTAAAAATAGGCTTCTCCCGTCTAAACAAAAAATATCGATAGGTTTAAAGACTGAAGCCTAAGAATCAGCAGATTTAGAGGGAAATTTTATCACCCACAGCTATGCTATTTTGGACAAAGAAGCCTTTTGGAACTTCTAATGCATAACGAACAGGCATGGGCGAATTATGAAGGTGGGTTGGAGCATCTTTGTACATATCCTGAATGCCTACTATTATTCTGTTTTCAGTTATAAAGGCTATACTCAAATCCATGTGTGTACCACGCATCCAAAAACTAACAGGCTGCTCAGTGCCAAAGTCAAAAAGCATTCCTTCATTAGAAGGCAAATAAGTTACACCGGCAAGACCATAAGCCCGATCTTGATCTGTATCAGCTATTTTAGCCCTGATAACTACACCATTACATTGAAGATCTTTAAATTCTAAGTTAGCCTTTGCAAATCTCTTAATCACGTGATATAAAGTCTCCTGTTTGTTGTAAAGACTGATCTTCCGTGCCCAGTATCACTGACTGATCGACTTGGTGCCCTAAATTATCTTTGGGAGTACTAACATCTACATTAATTTCATTTAAGGATTCAACAGCTTGATCAGCTCTAGACTTGTACACTTCTTTATTTTTAAGCATCATATTAGCAAAGTTTTTGTAAAGCTGAAACGACCGGTCAGTTTCACCATTACGGCACTTACCTACATATATTCCCATTGTATCGTCTAAATCAAGACTTAACTTCTTCGGACTATCTTCATCTTCCGTTTGCTTTTCTTCAATTTGTAGGTAAACATCACACGTTGCACCAATCCCATCAGAACGCCCAATTCTTTCTGTACCCTTACTCTTATGTTTATCACGATTTAATTGTACTGCACTTAAAATTGGGATTTTCTTGGTGCGACTGATAGATCTGACCTCTTCGGCAATAGCCAACTGCTCTTGCCAATCGGCATTGGAATTATCGATAGATTTCATGATGCCTATGTAATCAATAATGAGAAGATCTGGCTTATTTCCATACTTCATAGTGACTTTCTTGACTTCTGCGTCAACTGTGAAGGCAGATACACTTGTTATGTCAGCTATGTGCAAATAATGTTTATTGTTTTGTTCCTCATTCTTAATATACATAAGGGTTTCCTGAAGAATCTTGTACTGCTCTTTACTAAGCGTACCAGCACGTATAGCATTATAAGGTAAATCACAATAACAAGAATAAAACCTTTCTTGATATAGAGTATGAGGCATTTCAATAGAAACAATTAAAACGTTTTTTCCATTTTTATATGCGTTCACACCCACATTTAAAATAAATACTGATTTCCCTGCACCAGTTCTTCCTCCTATTATGAATAGTTCGCCTGCATGAATACCAAGTGTTTGTTGATCTATGTGATCAAAGCCAGTCCTGATACCATATGCTTTCTCTGGATTGTCTACACGCTCTTTGTAGTCAGCAAGAAACTTGTCAGCTGTTTCAGCTAATGAAGCACAATTGGATAAGTTCTCATTTTCTAACTCTTCCATATGGATGGCTATAGAACTCTTAAATACCTCATAGGCTTTTTTAGGGTCCTTATTAATAAGATCCTCAATGCCAGGTGTTATTTCTCCTTCTTCACTTACACTGCCGGTCCAAGCTTCTTTCCAAACTCGTTGGGTATATTCCTTCTTTAATTCATCTAAATAAAACTCAAACTCTTCTTGATCAACATCTGCATCTAATGCTTCTTCAAATATGTCAACTAGATCTTGTTGTTCCGCTGGGTCAATGTTTTGTGCATCTAAGATTTTATCTAAAAGTTTGGAGGTTACTGTCTTCCCATGTTTCCTGTGGTAATCACAAACAATATTGAACACCTTCGCAACGTCAGGTTCAAAATAGAAATGTTTAACTGCGTCTATACATTGGACCAGACAACTATCTTTTTGTGCACAATAAGCCAGTATAATTCTACTCGTACTACTCATTTCAAAAACTCCCTCAACCTTTCTTGTATCTCTTTACGCCTATCTTTTCCTTCCACAAATATATCAATTAAATGTTCATCGAATATGGACAACAAACTTTTCCCAAAAACCAAATTTTCCTGTTCAGCAAACTTATCTCTTTTCATATTGGATGTAATTATAACAGGCAAATTTTTATTAGCACGCGTCCTAAATACGTAATCGTACGCAGTGTCTATAAAAGTAGTCTTATCACTCACATACGCTTTGTCAATATCATCAACCACAAGAAAATCAGCCTCTAAAATGTTGCGAGCAAAAGAAGCACGAGCTTGTCGATCATACCTGCCGTCACAATATTTTTCCAAAACCTCAGTAAGCATAGTAAAATATACTCGGTATCCACGCCTGATCGCCTCTTTCAAAATAATAGATGCTGCTAATGTTTTACCTGTACCTTGAGTACCATAAAAATAAAGTCCTATACCATTGGTAAGAGCTTCATTTATTTTTCGAACGTACACTTGAACTTTACTATTAACACGAGGATCAGTTACATCTGAAACCTCGTGTTCCCAATATTTCAGGGGCACATTGGAACGCCACATTTCAACATATATCTCAAAGTCTCGAGATGCTAACGCATCACCATTCTGTGTATGTGAATATTTTGACGTCAGTTGAGACCTTATTTCCCGCAACTTTCTTTCTTCAGCACTAGGGTTATTCACTATTGCGTCCTTTCAGATTGTGGTACACGCCTTATAAGAGGTGTGGTTTGTCCACGATTAACATTTCTTCGATTAGGTTGTACCATCTCATCTGGGAGTTGTTCCGCTGAGAAGGATGAATAGTAATCACTTGTTTGACCTTGTAGTTGACTTGGATCTACTTGGTTCATATCAAAACTATTGCCAAGTGCACTAACTTGTCCATTATTCTTTCCATGAACATAAAAGGCAGATACTTGATCTAAATAAAGATAAAGTCTAGATCCATCAGACGCAAAAAGCTTGGTAAACCAACGACCATTTGGGTCTTGCAACACTACCATCGGTACACCTTCAACATTATCAACACCACTGTCTGCAAAACAGTAGAATGTGACCAACTTTCCAATGACTTCTGCTGTGAATGTTGTTACAGGATTTGTTTCATCGAGTCGCGCAGAACCTATATTATTCTTGGACTTTCTTGCCCTTTTAATTTCAACTTTAACATTAGGAATTTCTACTGCAGGCGGATCAGTTTGTGATAAATTTTGCTCTTCCATGTTCATCCTCGCTTAAATGCTAAATTACCTTTTTTAGGAATTATTTGCCGTCTAATCCCTTCTTCCACAACTTTATTAACTTCTTCTGTGTGTTCATCTTGGTCGTATGATTCTTTGAGCCAGTATAAATCTTTCATACACTGAAGATCATATTGTTTGAATATTTCAGGGACATTCTCTTTAATCCAGACAATAAAACTTTGGTCAATTGGGTCCGTATCTGAATACTGAACTGGCTTAGATGATTTCTTTTTATATTCATTGATCATACCAGCTGCTCTAACAATAGATGTATTTAAAATGCCATCGCGCAATTTACCATCTTTTTCCCTAAAAATCCAATCTAAATAGCGCACCATTTCAACTGCATTATTGCCAAAAACGTGCAATATTTGTGACAACTCCTTTATTTCCTTACAAGAAAAGCTATTATAACTACCAAACATTATGGTATATTTTCTATTATTCTGCTGTTGGTATAAAACGCAAAAATAACGCAGCAGATGTATTGGTTTCCATTGTGAAATAGGAATTTCTGTTCCATCTTCGGCAATATTTACTTTCATCAACTCATCATACAGGTTGTCATAAGTTTTTATATTCTTTTTGTTCTTTTTATTCTTTTTTACTACTATGGCAGCCAATTCCTCCTCTACCTTTCGTTGTTCGGAGCTCTTTACTACTTCCTTCATTAATTTAATCAATTGCATTTTAAACAATTTACTGCTTAGCCACAACTTAACCTTTTCTTTATCTAATTTAAAAAATAAGATCAAATTAGCAACTGTGAATTTTTCCCTACCTAACTTATCAAGAGCCACACATAAATCTTTTTTGCTTAATAAAGACTGATATTCAAGCGGTAAATTATTGAGTGTTAAAATACGCTCTCTAATCACACTATCTACCGTAAGTCCGGTTTTCTTAAAACACTCCTTACGAGCTTCTGGTGTAAAAGATTTCACTGATAAGACTCTAATTAATTGTTTTCTAGTTGACTGATAATGTTCGTCAAACCTTCCAAAATCATCTTTTTCAATAATCTCGATTAGTCCTGCTGCTCTTAGCTGTTCATTCACATTGGCAATAGTCGAAGTAGCCATTCCAAAATGTTCTGTCAAATATGCATAAGTCACATCGGTTATATTATTTTCATCTTTTAAAAGGCGATAACACAAGTAGGTTTGAACTGCTTGTGGTGAAAGCATAGTAATGTAGTCTAAGATTAAATGTAGCAATATATCTTTCTCATCTGTCATGTTTAGTCCTGTATTTTTAATTGATACAGTGGTTCAGTTTTCAAAATCTTGATTCTTTCTTTTGAATGTTTATCAAGCCATTTAACTGCATCAATAAAGTCTATTATAATTGCTCTAGTTTTATTTTCAAAAGGACGAATAGCACGACCTATTTTTTGATAATATGAACTTGAAGACTTTCCCGCTGATGCATTCACCAGGGCAGTAATACAGGGGATATCGATTCCTTCATTTAAGATCGTGGAACCTATTAATATGTCTATAACACCAATAGAAAACTGCTCTAGTGTCAACGTTCGTTCTGTTAAACTACTTTCTCCATATATAAATTTTGCCATCCGTCCTTTGTTTTGCAACATTTCTTCCAATATTTTACCATGTTGTTGCCTTTGGACCAAGATCACCACACGTTCACCTCTTTCAACCATGTAATCAACTAATTTAACAATCTTTTCATTTCTTTCTTCATTCTGCACTATAAATTCTGTATACACGCTTTGATAGTTGTTAGGAATCTTTTTAATCCAGTCTCTTTTTAAACGATAGAAATGTACTCGTGGTGGTACCAAAAACCCTCGCTCAATTAAAGCAGAAGCAGATATATCAACTATTTTAGGACCTGTGGCTGCATTAATAAGTATGTCAGTACCATCTGATCTCCAGGGTGTCGCACTGAAACCCAATCTGTAATAAGCCTTTTTAGAATGCTTGCTGACCATTTGTGCTGTTTCAGAACTTAAACAATGAGTCTCGTCCATAATAAAACAATCAGAAGTTTCAATAAACTCCTTAATTGCCATTTTTTGTTGTACATTCAATGGTGTGTCATCATCATCATCATCATCATCGTGATCCAAGTATTTAACATACTTTTCACCGAGTGCACGGGCTGCTGTTGGTATCATTATAACCGATAAGTCCTTGATATTGACAACACCTCCACCAATTTGTCCAATTTCTTCTTTGGGAAGATCAAGGTCTCGAGAAAAAGAACGGATAGTTTGCTCCATTAAATCTAATTTGCGAACGTATACTGATCGTCTCAAACCATTCAATTTACCAAGTAAGCTTGTAAAAATTGCAGTTTTACCACCACCTGTAGGTATTTTGACCACACCACACTTATGTGTCAAGCAAAGTTGTTCCGTTTCCTGCTGATAGTCTCTTAGAGTTTTATCATGAAGGGATATTGGATTAGAAGGAAGTGGTTGGATACGCAAGTCAACAATGGCATACTTTAATCCATCTTCTCGAAGAGTTTTTTCGACAATGTCAATTAATCCACTTGGGAAGACTCGCCGTTTAAGAGTGATTAAATACCTATATCCATCACCCCAACTTTTCTGGTAGGCAAACGAAAAGCGGTGCCCAGGCAAAAGGAACCGCATTCTTTCACGAAGTTTTAAGAAGGTATGTTCTGGAATTTCCCCATTTAATTTAGAGTTGACATAATTTCTTTGAATAGTTATATCCATCAATATTCCTCACTTTATGATATAACTATCTTATTTTTCTTAAAAAAGTCATTTCTTTTCAAAAGCCACTTCCGCTCCTTTGTCCACTGTTTCAGGTGTGCTTAAATAATTTTGAATAAGACTTAAAACAACAGCAGTCATGTTTATACCTTGTTCAGTAGCTTTTATTTTTAACAATTTATGCATTTCCGCATTCATCTTGACCAATAAAGCTTTTTGCTTACCTTTCTCCATTTTACCTCCTTATACCTTCGTAACGACATGAACTGTAATAATAATTGAATTTAACGGGAAAACAGGTTGAACATCAAATGACACATTGATTTGTCGAGGTTCTATGTCGTCAACTGCAACTTTTATATTTTGATATTGAGATATAACACGGCTATCTTGTTGAACATTCAAAAAGGATCGAGTCGTATTTTCTATGGCTTTTGCTATATCATTAACGATGGGCTGACCTACATATTTGTCTTCAAGCACCTTTCTGATGTTTATAGATAGAAAATCTCTTATCCTAACTACCGAAGGTTCCTGTTCTACAGCTAATCCACTACTTGTTGTAGTGGTCCCCCTGTACACTTGACCACCACTGGGTAATGTTTTAATAAAAGTAACACCACTAATTACTTTTTGTTCCAGTTCTATATTGGTAATTTTAGGTTGCCAACTAATATCAAATCCAGTTAGAACTTTGCCTGTCATAGGCTCGGCTACATAAGTTAAAGAACTAAATTTACCAGCGTACATAGCTGCTAAAAACATACCGCTCAGTAGGTTGGTCTCACCAGAAATAACACGCCGTATTTGACTAGGTTCAACAAACATTACTCTAAAAGAGTCCCTGAAGAAAGATAGGTTATTTTCTTTCAAAGTATCAGTCTCACCTAGAACCAAAACTCGCTCATGACGATTCCGTGTAGAGGACTGATTTTCAACATGGTTAAGACCAGCAACTGCTATCTCTGGGTACTGACTTGGTGGTAGAGGTACCACAAAGTATGCCTCTTCTTTTCCAAGTGCCTTATAAGCATTAGTCCAATTAGGGTCCAATACGGGATCAACCGCTTGTACAGCTAGTACTCTTTTGGCACCATTTTCAAAAGCAACCTGTGCACCTAGGGATAAGGTATTTTGTGTTGATGGTGTTCCAAATTTAGCAATTAAGGGTTCCATATTGGTGAACAACTCAGGTACATTAGTATCAGCTTGTGAGGTATAAATAACACTTAATTTATCACTTTGTGCAATCGGGTGAAACAACACAATGTAACCGAATGTCAAATTAGATTGGTAATTTATATTTTCAACTAAATGTAGTTCAATTCCATTATGCACTAGTATAACTTGCAGAGTATTAGGAACAATTGGAAAACTGGTTACCTGAAAATGTCTACCATCGGGTTGGTTGCCTGGCTGAAAGTCAACTGGCTCTCCTTCATCTTCCCGTCCAAGTCCTTGTGCTACTAGTATTTCTTCCCTTTGTCCTGTACCAATTATGGCTACTGTTGCTACATCGTCAAACTCATCTTCGAACAAGGCAGGAGTATATAACCTCGATGGATATAACGAAATCGGAGACTCAAAATCTATCTCAAAACTTCGCAACAACGGGAGAGAATTTTCTCTCAAAGTAGTCTCAATTGCAACATACCTTCCGTTTAAACTTAACGATTTAGGTGAAGTATCTATGTATTGAATAGTTGTAAATTCTTTAAAAGTAGCATTTAAAGTATCCCCATTTGTACGAGCACCAGCACCAAAATATGCAGTTGAAGTACCTAAAGATATATTTTCACTATGAACCAGAACATCATTATATACAACATCTACATGACTATCCTGGACACGCAACTCATATGAGTCAAAATGTCTGGTTACGGAATCGCTGCTAAAAAACCTTTCAACACCATCAACCACAACACGACAATTTGAACTAACAATTGAAGATTGTGCCACAACCTCAATTTCATCCACATAAGTAACGTTAGCAACAGAAACAAATCCAATTTCAACCTTATTTAAAACAGGATTATTAGGACCATAGGTATCCGGCAATCCACCAGGAAATAAGTCACTTTTACTCACACAAAACTCACGAATTTCAGCTCGTTCATTTTTACTAACAACGCTGTATTGTGAAGCGCTCGTAGTATATATATCATTTATTGTAATATTAATTAGAGAGGGTCCAAAATAATTGGCATCACTTAAAGAATGAAAAAATCTAACACATATTTTAGACACATCCGAGGCTAATATGTGATTATGAGTAGGTTCAACAATTAATTTAACCAATGAACCAGTTGCCGCCAAAACAGGTTTAAATTCTGAACTTGGTATCGAATAAATACGTTGGGGTGAAGTATAGGTCACCTTGACATTTCCACTGGCAAGTCCAGATTCGCTAAGTAACTCGATCCTGCCTTTCTTAGTAATTCGATAGTCATTGACAAAACTTCTTCGTTTGCTGAATGATATTTCGTAGCCAAAAGTAGGATCAAATCGAACAGCACCATAATCATCAAGAGGCAACCCTTTGTCAAGAGTAATTAAAAAGTCTTCGTCTTCTTCAATAATGTCTGTTATTTCAGACGAGATAGTCAATAAGGGATAGTCAAATTTAGCACCTGTCATAGGATATTGTTGTCCATCTATATCTACAACAGGATAAGCCTCTACCTGTAGAATAGCCGTATTAGGATCATATAACTTAAAAGACTTCGATATCTTTAATTTTTTGGGATCTCCACCAATACCGGCTTCAATAATTCGACCAAAAACAGAACCCTCATAAATGGGAACAAAGACCTGAGCCATAAATGCATCACCCACATCTTTAATGACATAGGGAATTGGTCCTGGCGACTCACCATCATCAGCCTGATATACATCTATGCGATATCTATAAATAATAACTTCGCCACCCTCTACAAAGGTTAGATCAATAGTTCCTGTAGGTCCTGCCACCACATCTTGTGTCAGAGTGAGTGTTTGACGACCTGCAATGCTTGAAGTAGTATGAGAAAGTCTATTTGTTCTATCAAATGCATCTAAGAGACCAAAAAAGAATTCTACAAGGTATGTTCCATCTTTATTATCCTGTAATCTAATAAAATATTCAACATTATTGGGCATGACTTCAAGAGATTGGATAGTCATCGTATTTGCCCGGCTAACTTCTCTAGAAACAGTACTCGGTAAGACGATACTATCAAATACAGGGGCTGTTTCATTGCCCACTGCATCTTTAAATACCGCATAAACAGTCTTCAATCCACCTCCGCGAGATAATTCAAATGGCAACAATAATGGTGAAGACAAAAAAGGCACATAGTCTGTATTTGGAAAACTTGGATTCTCACTTACCTTTACTGCTACCGCTTGGTCTGCTGTAAGTTTGAGAGTTACATTACGCGTAAGTGTAAAGTCAGCCCCATCATTAATAAGAATACCTGCGCTAGTAGGTGCTACGGTATCAAGAAGAATGGAAACAATGACTTCAGAACTAAAATTGCCCGCTTCATCTTTAGTTTTGAGGTGTAAAGTGTTGTTTCCTTCAGCCAAAAGAACCATTATTGAAAAAGTGTTGGATGCATCTAACGGTAATACTTCTATATTATTGAGCCAAACAGCAGTATTAGATTCTTTATCACCAACCAATGTTTCGATAGCCACATTGGTAGATACCGAGGGACTACCTAGTTGAAAATAATCAGGAGATGCCGGATTTATGTGTTTTACAACCGGTGAGGCAGGTGCAATGCTATCTAACTGTACTGTGGCTGTTACTGTGGCTGTATTACTATCTACGTCGGTTGCAGTAGCAATTATCGTATTAAAACCTTCCTGTAATACTACAGTAGATTGCCAAGTGGAAACGGTAGGATAAGTTACAGGAAAACTGGTGATACCTACTTGAACAACTACGGTGTCGCCTGCTTCCATTGTGCCACCTACAACTAGATTTGAGTTGTTAACTAGGATAGGTGGTGAAGGAACAAATGCGATGTTTGTACCAATGTCAACATTTAAATGTAGAATAGCCTCAGGTCCTACATCATTTACACAATCAACAGCACGAAAGTGTATTGTGTAAAAACCTTGGGTAAATTTAATATTAAATGTGCCAGAATTAGGAAAAAAGTCTGAACGAGCCAAATCATCGTTGTTTTGACCTTCCAATATAGAAGTGAAGTGTGTACCATCTAAACTGTACTCAATATTACAAACACCCAAGACCGTATCTGTAATTTGATATCCAAACACTACAACAGCCAAATTTACTGTTGATCCATCAATGGGTGTAGGTGGTACAAGACTAATTGTGACTACCACTGTTTTCTCCTTTAAATATTAGCACGCGGCTCAGTTTCGAATATTGTGTTCGCTGCATATTGATCAAAACAAACAATAATATTGTCTACAGAGATATTGACCGGTCCATTTAATGTATTTACAGGTCTTTCAGACACAAAAGTTGGTAAAATTTGAAAACCATAGCCAACACTTTCAGCATACCCCAGTCTATCAACTCGATTTTGTGCATTTTCCAGTGTTTGATAAATTTCCAGTAGAAACTTACTGGGTTCGCCCACAAGATGTAGGTAATAAAGGTTTGCTGGTTCAATATCAATATTAATCACTACAACTCGTAATCTGTCGTTTGCACGAGTAAAAGCCTCACGGGTAAAACGTGGACTACCATGTACACTTGCACTAGCACTGCTTCCCAAATCAAGAACATCGGTTGCTGTTATGATCTCCTGTGTAAGAGTGTTGGCAAGTGTACAAGCTATTTCAACATTATTTAATGAAACACCAGATTGATTTATTTGTTCAATAAATGAATATACATTATTTCTGGTGATAGATATCGAATCACCATATGTAGCTTCACTCTTGCCATATGTATCATTTAAAATTTGCATGGGTGTTATGACATTTACACCATTTTGAAGGACAACTTGAGGTATGTCCCAGGTACTATTTAGTCCGACTTCAGTTTGTCTGGTAGATCTAAATTCCAATTCGTTATCAGAAATTATATAATCTGTTACTGGAGTTGTAAAGTCTGCAGGTACCAAAATTTCTAATCCCTTATGACTTCTGTTGTATACAGCACCATTTTCAAGTCTGGTTAAAAAGGCAAACTTTCTACAGTAATGTGGTTGTCTATTGTTAATTGGTTGATTTGTAAAGTGCCATTCTACCCAGCCATCCTCTGAGGCAGTTATTGTATCAGTATTATTGACAAAATAACTTTGACATCCCCCTTGAAAATTACCAGCAAGAAGATTACTATAAGTAGCACACTCGCTAACACCTGGAGGAATGATTTCTTCAGGAGCACACGCTAACTCCCACTCATCCTTAGTGATGGGGGCTTCGTCAAGCAAGATTTTTACTCTTTGTTTATGCTTAAAAGGGACACCAGTTAAAAATCTTACACCTACCACTGGTATAGCTTGTTTAAATTCAACTTCAATTTTGTGCCAATCGGAATGGCTATTAAAATAGGTATCACCCAAGGTTATTTTTAGTATTTCACTTGGATCAAACCCTACATTCATCGGATTAGTAGTTTCACTAAAACCATTAAATGAACCAGTCAAAAATACCCTATCTGCCTTGCCTCGATAAACAAATTCTACAAATTGTGTAGAACTGACACCTAATACGGAGTACTGCCCATTAGTTAATTGTATGATATTTGGATTGGCAGAATCAAGCTGCGCTTGTCCATCAACAGAAAACCTATAGTAGTGCACACCTGCTGGCAGTAATATTGTCGCCGTCCAAACATCATTGACTTCAGCATATATGTAGTTGCTTGACACCAGATTGTAAGAAGTAATTTTGTTTGCAAAAAGATCAGCCTTGGGTCCAACAATAGGAACTTGCAATGCATAGTATCCATTGATGCGGGTAGGACGATAAAACAACCCCTTCTGCATGTCAGCCAAAATACCAGTGAGACTATAATCAGCTCTAATACCAAGAATACGTACACAATCATGTTGCAACGAAGTGCGCCCAAAAAAGTTAACAAGATTGTCAACATGCTTTAAATCAAAAAAATCATCAACAACCACCGGATCAACAACAAGATCCTTCACAGATCCACGAACACCATCTGTGAGCACATTAGTAGTATCAGTTAGTACACCATTTACATTAATATCAACTGGTTCCCCAAGAATAATATCATTATCACTAACATCTCTGCCTAAACTAGCACCGCTTGTATCAACTATTCTTGTTCTTATCTGAGCTTGGTACTTTTGAACCTCTATATCATGAACCCCATCGTCCAATCCAAGAAAAGTGAAAGAGCCAGAATTATGTAAAGAATCTCCAACTAAAAGTTGTGACGATAATTGTACTGAATAAGTATTAGAAAGGGAGGTGTTTAATATTATCTTGGCAGGGTTTATAAATATGCCCGAACTAGTTTGTGAACCTGTAATTTGAAGACTATTGTTCTGCTGCACATTGTAAGCATTAGGGCTAGATGTATACTTAACAACATCAAATATGGTCCCGGGAAAAGAGTCTATATCTGTACCTTCAAAGTTGGTTGTTTCAAGGCTATCTATAGTATTGGCTGTTTTAATACGAAATTTAAGTAGCCCCTTTCCCTTAAAGTGTAGTGCGGTGATGGTACCAAAACGACCAAGATCATAATTATATATAGCTCGTCCAAAGGTATCACCCAGAATAGATATTCCCTCTCTTTGAGTAGATATATTTTCAAACACTGGATTATCTAACCCATAAGTTAAATTGTCTCTTAGAGCATCAGGAGTATCCCAGCCTACTACTTCAGTGAAATTAGTCATTTATATCTCCAATCAACATTACTTATTTTACTCCCGTTGTACATTAATAACCTTACCAGTCTTACCATTAACCTTGACTATAAAGATACACCCCATACAACTGAATCGGGCATTTTCATAATTATTACATGTAAGACCACTAATTAGCATAGCTTTCTGATTGACGACATTGATCATTTCTCGTTCTAACTGCTTCCAAGTGTTATATTCGTTATCAGTAAGTGCTTCACGAGCTTGTATTTTATAAACCAAATTTAACCAGTTGGGTCGTCTAATCTCGCAGTAGTGTTTCTTTGCTGTGACTGTTACTTCTGTAATTATCATTCACAATCCCTACCCCCTGCCTGGACTTCGTCTTTTACCTCTAATTTGTGTTAACCTGCCAAATGGGGTACTCCTATTTTTAACATCTTCATAAATTTTTTGGTCATTCTCTGCAGCGGGTCGCTGTGTATCAACCACCATCTTGTTTTTGTCTGCTACTTTATTTTCAATCACATTCATAGCTTGCTGTGCTTCCTTTAGAAGTCCTTCAACCCGTTGTACGGGCAACCCAAGACCACTTAATATAGTGTAAACAGTTAAACAATTACGAGTGTCATCATTTCTATATAATCCCCTGTAAATATTAGCATTACCTACCAAATTATTAAGTTGATGGTACATAAAATTTATGTTGATGGCAGGGATTTGATCAAGGATAGACTCAGGACCAGTTATAATAATTCCACCTGACACAGTTTCTTTAAGATCAAAGCCATCAGCCAATAGTCCATTTTGAAGATTGCTAAGCACCTGATTAGACAACTCGTCTTCGTACATCACAACATGGTTATCTTGCACCTCAATGGGAATTTCAATCTTACCAAAGATTGTACAATTCCCTGTGCTAAATATACGCAGGAAATCCATAGGATCAAGAGTATCAAACTTAGTATCACACCGACATAAAGTATTAAACATATTTAACGTATTCACAATGTCGAAATTAGCCACTTTCCAAAATTGTCCTGCAGCTATGTTGGGATACATTTGTTCAATTTTTGAATTATCTACAATAATAAGTGCATTTACCTTACCATCGCTACTCAGGCGAGCAATTTTATCTAATGCTCTAATAGCATTTGCCTTGGTAACCGATCCTTCACTGGATAATGGTAAGGTATACAAAACAACAACAGGTAATCCGAATTTAGATACCATATTAACAAGTTTAACAGCACCACCTGATCCCGTCCCTCCTCCACCACCTATACATACAAATATTGTATCGACTTCTTGGCCAAAAGTTTTACGCATCAGAGTAAAAACCTCGTTCTCATAAGCAGTTACAGCAGCTTCACCTACAGCCATGTCTTTTCCTGCACCGCCAAAGGCATAATCCAAAAGTAATTTATTTTGGTCGGGAACATTTAACATTGACATATCTTGTTGAGCTGTATTAATTACACAAACAGGATAACTAAATTTGTAGAATTGTTCTGCGAGCCTGCCTCCAGCTTGACCTGCTCCAACAATACCCCAACGCATACCTTTCATTTTAGGATTAAGGAGGGCTTTTTCTAAAGTATCCACTACCTCCATTTTAGCTACTGTTTCTTCTTGAATTGTTTTTACATACTTTTCTTCTGCTGCCCCTCGTGCTACTTCCCTTAAACCTGACTTAGCCGCATCAAGCATTACCTTATCTAACTCGGGAATATGCATCTGCAGCTTCGGCTTCTCTTCTTGCTTTACCTCTTGTTTTACCTCTGATGACGGTGGAATTGAAACAGGGGTAGCAGGTAAGTTAGGGACCACCTCAGATGGTCCTACAGAAGGTTGAATGTTTGATGGTTGTGTTGGTTTTTGTTCAAAATTATAACGGGCTGCATCTTCTGGTCCACTAATACGCTCAAACACTGGTCCAGCCCTAATCTCCCTTTTACTATTGTCATTCACATCAGTCATTATTAATCTCCCTTGCCTTTGAGTCGTGCATCAGTTGTGCAGCTGCATACAAACTTTTGATTGTTCCTGCATCACTCCACCATCCATACACTTCTCCACAATGTAATTTACCCATTTCCATATATTTTCGATTCACATCAGTAATTTCTAATTCACCCCTTGAAGAAGGAGTTAAGGTTTCAATAATGCCAAAAACCTGGTCATCATATATATACACACCAATAACTGCTAGGTTGGTTTCAGGATTTTCAGGTTTTTCAATAATGCTTGTAACTTTACCATCTTTATCCAAAGAAACCACTCCAAATCTTTGAGGGTCTGGAACGTTTTTTGCAAATATCATTGCCCCTTCATTATATTTGTAATATTGTCTAATTAAAGGACTAACTCCATCTTCTAACAAATTATCACCCAAAATGACTACAATAGACTCACCATGGGCAAAATCTTTGCACAAATAAAGAGCACCAGCAATTCCGTTGGCATCCTCTTGTACTCTATAAGTGAGTTCGACATCTATATCGCGTCCGCTTCCTAATAAACGAATTAGATCACCACAACATTCTCTCCCTGTTACAAGCATGATGTTTAAAATATTAGCTTCACGCAAATACCCTATTACGTGGTGAATCATAGGTTGATCATAAACAGGTAGTGCATGTTTGTTGGCAACGAGAGTAAGTGGGCGCAATCGTGTTCCTAACCCACCTGCGAGTATAATTGCCCTCATTTTTCCTCCCTCATGTGTTTAATAAAGTTCTTTTGGCTATTTCACCAACTTTGGTTAAACTGAAGTTATCCATAATATATTTACTGGCAACAACCCCCTTCGTGCGAGATTCGTCTTGGTTTTGATAGACGTGACGCATCAGTTTTTTTAGGTGACTAACATCTGGAAGAGCCCACGAAAAACCACTGTATAGGGGACATCTAGCCATAGCTGGAACAATTCTTTCTACATTTATCAAATACGAGTTTTCGTTATTCATAAAATCCAAATTGGCACTCCAGGCAGTACCAATCACTGGCAGTCCCACAGCCATAGCTTCCATAAAAGGAAGTCCCCAACCTTCTCCTGAGGTTGGTAAAACAAAACAATCTGCAGATTTAAACAGGGATGGCATTTGATGTAAATCATACTCACGAGACAGTAATATAACATTGCGTAAATCATATTGACTTAATTCTTTTTCTACACTCACTGCCGCATCAAAGGAACCTATTTTCAATATTAATTGTACGGGTTCTTTTTTATCAAACTCTGATTGAAAGGCACGCATTAAAAGATGAACATTCTTGCGCTCTCCCCATTCACAAACACAAAGAAATGTGTACTTACCATTATTTTGGAGTATAGGAATAACGTGCGGATTAAACCTGTTGGTATTAATGCCAAGGGGAACAGATCTTATTGGCACCTTTACACCACTTTTACTGAAAGTTTTCTGATTAAAAGTACTAGGCACCCAAAGTTCGGTTAAATATGTGTTTATATATTGAACCCAAGTGGAAGGTACACCATCTACCTCAAGCATAGTGTAACCGATGCGCCTTTTTTTCCCCTGTAAGTGCTGCATAAAATATTCTGCTAGGTAGAATACAATGCCTGTATCACTAATGTTTGTATTAGAGATGGAATCCTGAACAATAAGATTAACATTTTTATTTCGTGACTTATGTTCAGAAGGATGTACTATGATAGGTTTAAATGAAACATTTACATTACTTTCCCATAAACCCTCAACCAAATTACGACAAGCCTCTGCATAGCCACTGGATCCAAAAATAGGTCCCTTGATTTCAACATTATAATCTTTTCGTGCTAAGTAAGAACTCCACTTTTTCGTAAACTTTATTCTGTTTGCTGACAACAATGCCGAGGCATTAATATTATTGGCATGAGAAGTGGCACCATGTTCATGCAATAAAGTAACCTCACCACAATACAGAACTTTATATCCCGCTTGTGATACTTTCAAACACATATCTGAATCTTCAAAATAGGCAGGAGTGTATATTTCATCAAAAAATCCTACTTTATCAAGAACTTCACGTTTGAGGTACATACAAGCACCTACCACAATTTGAGCCTTTTTATTTATTCGACATTGACCATAATCCTTCAAAGGGATACCCCACTCATTTTCCTCTCCCATACCATCTTTTTTGATTAAGGCACCTGTGTGCAGTAAATGACCATGATTGTTTTTATTTCCTTTTATTCGACACCCTACAATTCCTATAGAAGGATCATCGTATGCAACTCTGTTTAATTTTGACAACCATTTTTCTTCCACTATGATGTCACTATTTAAAACTACGACATCGTTGGTAAGATCTATATTTTGAATTCCTTGGTTCCACCCCTTTGATACACCAACATTGGCTTTATTTTCTATTAAAGTTATACCAGAAATCTTGCGGAGTACTTCGAGAGAACCATCCGTTGAACCATTATCTATGACTATTATTTCATGATTAACGTCAGATGTGTATTTTTGAATGCTTTCAAGACAAGACTGGATAGATGCTTTAGTATTAAAATTTAAAATAATAATTGACACTTTACCTGCAAAAGGTTTGTTCAAAGTCTTTGTAGAAACTGATAGTCCCTGACTATTTAGTGTTTTACGAAGTCGCTCAGCTTCCTGTTTTTTAAGATCTATTTCTCTTTCAAGCGTCAAAAGTCTTTCTTTCCTTTGTGCAACAACCTTTTGATAGCTTTGATCTCGAGACTTCTCTAAGTGTTGCATATCCAATTGTGGTTGCTCAACAGGCTGTTTAACTTGAGTCAAAACACATCGTTTAGACCAACTTTGCTGCCTGATAAGTTCCACCAATTGTTCTGCTATATTATCCCACGTAAATCGAGGCAAAATTTGTTCATAAGCAAGTTCTGCTTTTTTTCTTGCATCTTCTCTATTGTTGTAAACATGTCGCATTAAAGTGCGCAAATGTTGTACGTCTGGTTCAGCTATTTTACCTCTCGGATCAAAATGCCAATACTGCATTGCACGAGGAGCATCAATCATTTTATAAGAAATTAAAAATGAATTTGACTTGGTAGCAAAGTCTGTCTGTCCACCATATCCTGTAATTATCACAGGCACTTTACATGCCATTGCTTCAAGTGCAGGTAGACAAAAACATTCACTTCGACTTGGTAGCACAAAACAATCAGCTGCCGTATACAAGGAAGCAAGATCATCCATCCTATCAGTTAGTATTTTTACCTCAGGCATGGCATGTGTTTTACGAAAAGTATTTAAAAGTTCTGAAACAGAAATTTCATAATGAGTTCTTTGTCTTTCATTTATCAAACTAGTCTTAATCATCAGTATAACATTTTCAATCGAAGCAAATTCTTCTGCATATGCTTTTAGTAAAAGATCTAAACCCTTGCGAGCGTGAGGTTGAGCTACACACAAAAACTTAAACTTATCCGTATCTAAGCTGATTGGTGTAACGTAAGGATGGTAAATGGTTGTATCTACACCATGAGGAAGTACAAAAATTTTATTACGTAGTACACCGTTTTGTATAAATATGTTTTTAGCGAAATTGCTAGACGGAAGTATGATGTCTGCCACTTGGTTCAAATCTTTAACCCATCCAGGTGGCATTATAGTTGTTTCATAATTGTAAATACAAAGCTTTTTATCAGCATTAAAAAGTCGTAAATTCCTAGGAATTGTGTATCCAATTCCTATAGGGGCTCTGTCGCTTGATCTATTGATGATCTGTCTTAATTCAGGTTTTGCAATGTCACTTTCTTTATTAGTACACTGCACACCTACATCATAGCCAAGCCGGCTAAGTGCCAAACATATCTCTCCACCCACTATTGCCCAAGAATGGGTACCCCCCAGAATGCCCCTGTATAAGATTTGCACCATTTACCTTCCTCACTTGCAAAGCATCATATATATTTATATAAATATCGATAGATATATCTATAAATCGATAGGTATGTTGTCGCTCTTGGCAAGGTTTTCTTGGGCTGGAAGAGGTTGAAAATTTGTATAATGCACAGCCTTCAATACTTCCTCTCTCTTAGTCAAGTCAAATCTAGACAAGGGCATCTTATGATCCAGATGCCAAGTATCGAGGCCCCAATTGTTCCAGCTCATCCACGACTCAAATTGTTCCGCGATGTACTTTTTGAATTCTTCGATAGAACACCCAAGATCCTCTATAGTAGATCCACTTTTCCGTCCATTTTTGATAGCCTTATAAAGACGGCTACGCAAGGCATTTGCTATGCGCACATCTAATTTCTGAAAATACCCTGGATTACTTTCTCTCCATTTCTTACCACTGTCCCGTGCTTTGTCTATATTCTCCCGACGCCATTGCCGAATTTTAGACAGCATCTCATCATGATTCTCTTGGTACCTCTGCTTAGATTGCAACGAGCACTTCTCACGATTTTCTATGTAGTAGTGTTTGTGGTACTGAGGATTATTTTCTGACCACGCCCTCCCTCTGTCTAATGCTTTATCACGGTTTTCTAAGTATTTCTGCGCATCATGCTTCTTTACACATTCTTTGCATCGGTAGCCCAATCCATCTTTCCTAGACTTGTCTACCGAAAAACTACCTTGCGGTTTCTCAATCTTACATTTGCTACAAATCTTCATAGTTTCTATTCCAAATTAGGGACACGAGTCCAGCTCGTCCCAAGCAATTTTCTCTATAATCTGACGTAGTGCATCATTTAACGTTATCGGTGTTGTTAGACATGGCACATTTGTAACAATAACTTGTGATGCATCAACTTGTAAATCAGTTAGTTGTGCCGTTAAAACATTAAGTTGCTGTTGAAGCACGTCTTGTAGCTGATACACAACGTCTGTTACATTGCCAGTCGTAAATCTAGCTTGTGGATCAGCAAAGCTAATGTTCTGTGAAGTTATCACACCACCCTGTGTATCGTTTGTGTGATTATGTATTAGTGATACATTAGGATTTTGGTCATCACGTATTACAACAATATTAGACAAGTCGTTTTCAATATCACCACCTGCATATTTAGGTCTCAAGTCTACTTGAAACTTACCCACCCCAAAGGGTTGTAATACAGGCACACCATTTTTACCTCGATAACGACTATCAACAGATAAAAATTCACCAAACTGCAAAGCGATGCCGCGATCTGTTGCTTTAGGTACAAAGTGGTGCCATCTCCATACATTTACCTTATTATTACCAACGGGTACAAATAAAAGAATAGCAAACCTAACATCTTCAATGGGAACACCTTTCAAATGTAGTCCCGAAGGATCAGGTCTCTCGTCGGCAAACGTAGCTTCGGATGCTGCAAATCGAATCACCAATGACGTACCATCGGAAGCAAAATCTTCAGACGTATAATCCATTTTAAATGGACCAAAGTTTTTGCGGTGCCGTTCCTCATAAAACACTGTTTTGATTAGGTTTGCACGATTAACAACAGCAACTGCACTTTCATGCCATGCTGCTCGAACCACATATGTTCCAGAAGCCGTAATAGACGGAGTAAATGTAATTATATTGTCATATACTATTGCACTACTTGGCAATGTTCTTTGAATAGAAGTAACATCAATTACTTGTCTTGTATCTGACATATCATTAATGTTGAAAATATCAATTACTTCACGATTGGTAGCGGCTGAAACAGGTTGTGTGGTAGTTACGGTAAAGCTATTGATACCCGTTACTAAGGCAACAGCAAACCCAAACATCACAACATAAGCACCCGACTCCAGTATAGGTGTTGTGGTATCAAAAAATAATACTGTTCTACCAAGAGGAAATTCAGTTGTAGGCAACTCACTAAAAGCCCTTACAACATGGAACCGCCTTAGGGTATCACTTTTCTCAAATACTAAAATAGAGTTAATACGAGAAAGTGTAGCTTCTCTAAAACTTGGACTACCACTTGCCACTGTGCCAAAGTGATTTGTAAAATCTTGAAGATCACTAGGACCTACGGTACCATCATTGTTAAAATCATAAATAATGCTATAATTAGTATCACCCGTGGAACTACCATATGCAGCTTGGAAAATATTCAAATCAAGCTGGTCCACTCTACCATCTAAGTTAAAATCATATCGTGCTTCATATGTAACTCCTAAGATATTACAAGGAGTACAAACTGCAATAGGACGTAAGTGATAATAAGTAATTGCCACTACATCACCTGGATTAGGTTTGATATCAGCACCAAATACTATTCTGCCTAGTTCAGGATTCAAACTAATTTTATTAGGTGGCAATAAATCTTGTTCCAAACTAGGCAATCCAGGATGCATGGCTACATAATTATTAGGATCTGCAAGATCAGTAGTTATCGAATTTACGGTATAAACACTGGAGCTATTAATCTCGATTACAATCCATTCGTGAAAAATTGCATTTTGGACTGACACATCTTGGTTTAAAATAGGACAATTATTTGCATCACCCCACGGGTGGAAACGAGTGTAGTAATAATTAATTACTTCAAACACTTCGTTTAATTGGTAATAATTAATTGTTAAAACGGCTGGTGGTTCCACGTCAGCCAGAGCGATAAAAAGCAAATTTTCATCATGAGCATTAAGAAACACCTGACCAATACTAGGCTCTATACCAATCTCGTCGGCTGTTAATGTACCTGAACTGGTAGCAAAAACAATTCTACGCTCACCAAACCATTGTTCTCCTGTACCAAGACCTAGCGTTTGTCCAGGTAGCACTGTATCAATTTCACGAATGTCCATTAGAGGTGAGGTAGATGCACCAAACGGTGTATAAGTAAATTGTAACGGTACACCCACTGAGTCTCTTGCTAATCTGTTTTCAATATAAACATTACCAATATCACCAGTGTTAAACCCGGAATTGAACCCAGCACCTCGTCCCATAGCAATGACCCTATATACCAAGGTATGATTGGTTATATCGTGTGGATCTAGGTGTGTGACTGAAACAATATTCTGTTGAGAACAGTCACGCCCATGATTATCGCGGGCTGTTACCTTTAAACCCACAAAATGAGCGTAATCGTTTCCATCAACAGGAGGAGTTAATCCTAGTGACACGGCAAGATCTTGCATTTGCTGCAAGCGTTCAGCGAGGTTGTCACTGAATTTAATTTGCCCACTAACCACATGTGGAGCTCCAGTTCCACCACGCTCTGGACCTTGATTGCCAGACCAAGTTGCAGGAATACCATTTACTTTAATTATGATATCTTGTGATGCCACAGCATTAGTTACACTTTGGGAAGTATCTAATATCAAATCACCAGTTGTGTGGAAACACATTGGCAATGGTTCAAATTTAAGATCACTTTGCACTAAAAGTGTATCCTCAACTGGAGTAATATCTTTACTGGCAGTGGTTCCATTACGACCTGGAACTTCGCTGGCATATTGCACTGATTCAACCCCAGTCACTTTGCGTCCTACAGCACCAAATGGTACAACCGGATCACTTAGATGTAAATCTTCATTTATCACAGCTGTAAGAGTTCCGGCATTAAGAACGACCTCAAATTGTCTCTCTCGAGTTAGTGAAGGAATACCAGTGGTTGGATCAGGTGTGCGAATTTGCGTGTTGTAATCCTGAATAAAAATTGAACGACCCCTTTCTGTTATAATCATGTAATTATAAAATGTATTAGGAGTTAATTCACTTTTATCAAATACGAAATTAGCTAATCCCGGAATCAAGCCACCTTCAGGATCAGTGATAGTTGCAAAATAACTATTAAAAGGAGGGGTTGTGGTTGTAGAACTATATAACGCCATTTCAAACTTTCTGGTATTTATGCCACTGTCCAGGTATAAAATTAAAAACACCTGTGTGACATGATCAACAATGGGTCTGCCAAATTCATCAAAAACCTGCTGAGCATTGTCATCAAGGAGTGGCATTTCCGATGGAATGTTATCAATAAAAAACACAAAATCATCAGGTCTTGCTGTCTTGATTTGCAATGCTCCAAGGCTAGGTGTATCGATACAAGGATTCAACCAGTCATTGTATGCTAAATTAGTTAACTGGTTAATTTGCAAAGTAAAAAACTCTGAAAACGGAATAACATTCCTGTCTGTAGCAACAGCGAGTAAAAGCCATGTTTTATCAACATATAGCTTAGATGCCTCTTGCTGCCACTCATTACTATTAAACACCTTAAACTCATAAGAATCTAAGTAATTGGAATCAACTGTATTACCGGTGCGAGGATGACTTTCAGGATCAGTGCTTTTAAGAACGAATCTCACTGCAACAAAATTAAAAAACTCACTAGTGTTACTGGTATTTCTTCTGTCAACTAAACTTAAAAAGTGTTGAGTTGTAGTAATATTAATATGCTCGCCCTTAAAATATGCTTCCCCCGGTGTAACCTGTACTGCTGATGTATACACTTTGTGGTACAAAACTAATTGTGTCAATTGTGCATTTTCATTAAAAAGTCCTTGCTGAAAACGTCCGTCAATAAAAAAGTGTGCACCTAGTTTTGCATCAACTGCCGCAGTTTGAGTTACATTCGAGTGGTACACTCTTAGTTGATCTTGGCTATTAGTTTCCCTGATAAACCGAATTTGAATGGCATAGTAATTGCCAGGTACAAGTGTAATTCCTTGGTTATTGTTTTCGGCAGACACATCTACAACAAGTCGCCCATCACTGCTAAGTGAAGGAATTTGATCGGAAGAGAACTGTTTCATATAAAGAGTATTCAAAGACAATTCGCTTAAAGGATTAGATGGTACGGTCAACTCAATTAGTTCAATGAATAAAGTACTAGCTCCTGTTCCTTGAATTAGCTGAAGCTTTAAATCAAATCGCTCTATGTTGTTGGCTTGTGCCAGGAATACCTGGTACATTCTCACATCATGAATATCGAGGACATCCTCTGGAAAATCTCTGTAATTTTGTAAATTAGGATTAGCGGATGATTGAGGAACTGTTGGAAATAGAAATGGTTCTGCCATTACAGAATCAGGTAAAACTTGCAAACCTGTAACAACACCATCAAATCCAATGTTTTTGGTGCTCGTTTCAATCTTGTTGTTGAGATAAATTTGTAACTCCTCCAAATCATCCACATTAAGTTGCATCCCATCATAATAATTGGGTTGTTTGTTAGGATCCAAATCCTCGTTAATAATTCTAATACTCATTCCTATCACTCCTTTGAAGAATTATGACTGTACCTCTTCAAATACTATGCTTGCTTGCGTAAATGCGGGAATTATACGATTTATAATTTCTGTCACCAACTCTCTATCTACACCGTCACTTTTTTTGTAAAAAACTACAACATCAACTCTATTTCCAGCAGTTGAAGGATCTATAATCTGATTGTCATGATTAGCCAACTGTCCTACTCCAGGCAAACTGTCAATATTATTATCATAGTGACACAACATTAAAGTCTGATCAGGCAAATTAATTCTAGTATCACTGATTCCTATTTGTTGAAGCAATAACACCTCTTCGGGACTAAGTATAGCTGCACCACTTTGCAGTTGGAACCGTATCCTAGACCTTAGTATCTTAAATTCTTCAGAAATGTCAGCTTCTGTTGATTTATGATTTAATAGACGGAACTCCTCTACAATTCCATCTGCTGGCTTATTCTTGGTAGATGCGTTGGTTCCAACAAAAAATTGTCGCGCAATTTTGGAAATTTTAATAGGTTTAAGAAGATTAAAATGAATTCTTACACCTCCTTCATTTGGCGACCCACAACCACCTGTTGAATTATCTGTGGCTATTATAGTTATAGTATGAAGTCCACTTTTTAAGAAATCAAGCAACGTACCTGACGGAAGCCAACCATAATCTTTTCCATCTATATTGACACTAACATTTGCAACACCAGTAAAGTCTTCCATATTATAAATTAATATAGGCACTTCACTTAAAGGATGAAGCGTATCATTTGTGGGGGATTCTATTATAATTGTAGGTGGTGTTGTATCAATGATAAAAGTTTCTGTTGCTTCAGATTCCAGTCCTGAAGTTCCTCGTACCACAACTTTAATTGTATGCCTCCCGTCAGTAATATGGGGTAACTGAAAAATATGCAATGTACCTGGCAATCTATCAGAACCATAACCATCGTCTATTGTATCAGGAATACCATCTTGTCCATAACCATCATCGTATCCATATCCATAACCGTAACCATAAGTTCCATCTTCATATGCGTCATATCCGTATGAATAGGCACACGACTCTGAAATCCATCCAGCCCTATTATCTGCCCCATAATAATCATATCCATACGCATCACCAATTCTAACAATTGGAACTTCTATGCCATCAATGTAGGCACGCACACAATCAGATTCTCCACATACATTATCCTCTCCAACTGTGCTAAAAACTAACAACGGAGATGAATCGCATGATGGAATTATGTGAGTTGGATTTCTGATAATTACTTCCAATGATCTTGTAAAAACCTGAAAACAAACTCGTGTCTCACTCATTATGCTGGCACCTTTCCTCTTCGTTCTGCATGTAGAGTAATAATGCTACCAGGTGCGGCGATACCTGTAACAGTTATAACCTTTTCTGTTAATACCATTCCTTCCGTTGGAAAGGTTACTATTGGATCAGGACCAAAATTTGCAGATACTTTAATTCTAAAATCATGTTGTCGTTTTTTAACATTTTCATGTTGTTTTTTAGGAGGTTCGATATCCTTTGTTGCTTCTTCGCCTGTCATTTCATTAAAAAACACAAACGGTATTCTCCAAGTTCCATTTGGTTTTGTAATTGTAGTGGCATCAGTAACTCCAGCGGGTATTGGTCTGTCATCTATTGTTCTAGTTTCTATGCCACTTCTATTTCCAACTACAGTGCCTGCTTGAAACTTTAAAACACTTATACCAGGACTCAATGGCACTTCATATTCCCAAGTGGTGTCAGCACTAAATGGTACAACTAACATTTCAGGTCCATCATTAATAATTAAAAATATCCCACTGTTTGCGCTTTTGGTACCTGTGAAGGTAAAACTTGACTCACCAATGGGTTCAGATGGTCCCAATGATACTGTGAAGGCTGGTATCTCAGTATTTAACTCAATTGTAGCCGTGTGCGTTCCATTAGGACCTGGACCCATAGAATAATGACCCAGTTGATCAACGACCTTGACGTACACTGTTTTGATACCATCAGGTCCTGGTAATAGAAATGTAACTTCAGGTTGGTATAACCGAACCGACGCATCCCTAAAATCTGAAAATGTAGACAATAATAATCCAGTAACACTATTTGTGTGACTTGCAACTACAACCTGTACGGTTATAATGGCACTTGCAGTTACTAGATCACTATTGCTAAGTGTAAAAACTGAAATAACCGGATTAATTAAATCAATTTTATACTGAAATTCAACAATAGGACCAACTTCACCATGACTATCAATGAGATAGGCTTGTATAATAGTTGTTCTAGTCCCCGAGGGACCTGCCTCTATTGGAATGGGAGACAGGTACTTGTCATACCCACCTACATAGTTAAGTCTAAAATAAATATCCCCAGACCTATTGCCTTGTAGGGTAACAAATATATTGTCACTATAATCAGAAGGTAAAGGACTTGGGATTACCAACGGAGATAAAATAGTATACACTGCTTCTCTTGTTGGTTCAATAGAACCAAGTGGGTCGTCTGTATAATATCTTATAACAGTAACCCCCTCTTCAATCATAAATGGATCTACATATAGTTGTCGTGTTGGTGAAACTTTAGGATCAGATCCATCAGTAGTATAGTAAATAATAGAAGGAATTACATTGCTCGTAAGCGTGATATTTACAACATCATCATATATACCCGGTGGTGGAGATATAGTAGTAAATGCCACAGGAAATACTACATTAATTTCAATATTACTCATTGGATTAGACGGTAATGTCATATAAAATGGAACGAAAATAGGTATAATGTTATTACCTTGTGTCGTTGCTTGTCTGCCACCTATATAAACATACACCAAATCATTATCCTGAAATCCAGAATCTGGAATACTTAATACATTTCCCCGTGGTCTAACCAAAAATCTTGTCACACCTGCATCGTCTACAGTCTTATAAACATGCGTTGTGTCTGTACTACTGAAATTACATTGTGACTCTGTAGCACCCACTGCCCTACTTACTGTTACTACCCTATTAGGAGCAACAGGAGTACCATCACTAAATTGAGCAGTCCCCCAAATTTCCATGAATCTAGTAGCATCAGTTGTTACCAATACACTCTTACAAATTGAATCTGAAAATGGTCCATGAAACACAGTAAACGTTACTAAATAGACACCGGGTCCTGAATAGGTATGTAATGGATTTTGATTTGAGGAAACATTATTCACACCGCTACTTGGGTCTCCAAAGTCCCATGAAAGGACCAAAGCTTGTTGAGACTGATCAAAAAATTGCACCACAAGCCCACCCCCACCCGGTATTGCGTTGTTGTTTGTAAAATCAGCCACAAGATCTGGCACAGGTAAAACCTGGACTGTTAATGGTGTGGATGTATTAGAGCCTGATGTATTTATTGCTGTTAAAGTTACTGAATAATTACCCTGAATACCATAAATATGTATAGGATTCTGTTCAATAGAGGTTGTACTATCACCAAAATCCCAAAGATAACTATCTGGAAAGCCTGTAGATGTATTGGTGAATACTACCATTAAAGGTTCAAATCCAATAATCGGTGCAGCCATAAATGATGCGGTAGGTACTGGAGCTACAGCTGTAATATAATTGGATTTAGTCACACTTTTAGAACCAACCACTATATTAGAAGCAGTTAATGTTACAGTATAAGTACCTGGTGCATCATATTGATGAGAAGGGTTTTGAACTATATCTATGTGACTATCACCAAAATCCCAAAACCAACTTGTAGCCACAAAGTTAGATGTATCAGTAAAATTCACTACAAGTGGCACTACCCCAGAAGTAGGAACACCAATAAAATCAGCTACAGTTGACATCTTACTCTCCCTAGTCTATAAAAGGTAATTCGAACACTTGTGACTTTGATGTAACTATACCGTATCCCCGACCCGGAGTAAGCTCCGTAGGGTTAAAATTCAATACCTGAGCCCTGCCAGGGATATACGTCTCGAAAATATTATTTGTCACTCTGTAAATTTCATCAAATTGTACATCACGAGATACTAAAAGATTATCAATAGAATTGTCTTGTAAACTAGACCTCGGCACCGCAATAGCATTTATTCCTTGGTTTGTGTTTTTATCAACAAGAGCCAACTCTGTAGAAATAGGCTCTGTTCCGTATGGAAAACAAAATGTTCCAGGCTCATTCATTATAAAAAACAATCCATGTTTATTGTCAATAGTAGTAAAATCTCTAACAGGAAGATCAAACGAATAAACTTGCCAAAGTCCATTTTCTAATCTAAAAATTTGCAACAAATCCAGCCCACTACATATGGTGTCAAGGTCTGCTTCTGGACTACTTGTATCATACGGTTGTGATATTAAATTCACTCCCTGTTGCAGAGATAAACGTAATCCCACAGTGTAAGTTTCCGTCTTGGTAAATTCTATTGCACTACTTGCATTAACACTACGAAATCGTAATTGCGTATCAGTCGCTATTGTAATAGGTGATGTATATATCTCGTTTCTATAATTCAGCAATTCACTAGGTGCACCACCACCACGGGGTTCTAGTGGATCAGTATTGTCTTGAGTCCAATAACTAACAATTACATTGGCAGCTTGTGCTGGAGCCTCACTAACAACATTCCAATAAGTATTTACTGGAAGTGGTGTGCCAGTTGGAAATTCAATATCATTCCAAGTAGGTTGTGCTGAACTAAATTGTGTAGAAGTTATAACACCAGTGGCAGGTGTTGCAGGTGTATCGCTTACATTATAAGTAAATGTATTTATTCCTGTAACAAAGATTCGAAAATCACCATTGTATTCATTTTGGTTTGCACCTTGCATTCTTACAAAATCACCAGTAGAATAACCATGACTACTGACTGTAACTGTTGCAGTAGATCCAAATCTTGTAATGGAACCCACACTTTTAATCACACCTTGTATTACTTGATCATCCCAAGGTCGTGGAAGAAAAATACCTGGATTTTCAGCATATGAAGGAGTAATAGGTGGAACAGGAACCAAAGTATTCCAATCAGTAACATAAGGCGGTAATGTTGTATCAGCACCAACAATAGCTATATCATTAGTATCCCACCATGCAAATTCCCAATATGAACAGCAGTCGTCCCAACAATCTGGATAGTGAAAAAACATAAACATACCCAATTCTGGGCTTATATATATGCTTCCAGGTAAAAATTGATCAAATGGTATAGAATTTCCATTATTATCAAACAGGGATTTTATACCAAATCCAAGATCGTTAACAGCATCATACCCCTCAATAAGTATGGAAAAATCTCCATGAGAGTAGGCTTCTTGTAAATCTGTGTCAGTGGCTTGTATCGGGTGAGCTATGGGATCACATTCCGTAGGAGCATGATACAATTTTGTAGGAACATTATCTGGATCAAAAAAGCGCACATTAATACAGCCAGATTCGCTTCCTGCCAAATTGGAACGCTGTGCTATATCAAATACACTATGTACAGATTGAACATACCGTTGCCAGTAAATACGGGCAGTGCTGTCAACAGTAGTGTGTGTATTATCGGTGTAGACAGCCAATTGAACAACAACATTTTCAAGTGAAACCTTACTTGGCGGTATAGCAATAGTATCAGAAGGTAAAACAGGCATTTATGCTATTCTCCATCATGTATTCGTATGATTGCTCCAGGATCTCCAGATCCTCTAATGTCGATAAATGGGTCAGCTGTAAAGGCACCATCTATTGGTTCTGTAATTGCAGGTTCACCTGCTTGTTGCCCAATTAAAGTGATATCTGCACTGAAGAATGAAGTCCTATTTGCTATGTCATCTATAAAGACAACATAAACTGTCTTAATGCCATTTCCTTCAGACAGAACCCAATTAACCGTTGGGCTATAAGGTAAAATAGTGCCACCAGTTGTTGCAAATAAATCAACATCATTGTACAATTGTATCATTTCAGCACCGGTAGCATTTAACATAAGCATTACTTGTTTTGTATTTGTTTTTAGAGCACCACCATTAATCATTATAGGTACAGGACCCACAATAGGAGGTGATGTATCTAATATAATTATAGCACTCTGTGTGCTTGAAACACTTACAGGTGGAGCCGGTGGTGCTATTGAACCCTGACCAAACTTGGCATACACTGTTTTACTCTCGTCACCAAAACCAGGACCAACCTGTGTATCGCTTACTAACCATTGCTTGGCGGTTACATATACTTCCCAAACAGCACCTGTAAAACTTGAATTGTTTGATATCATCATATGTGTCGCATTTGCAGCACTCAATATGAGATCTACTTGTGGATTATTTGTTTTAATTGCACCATTATTAATCAGTACAGCCTTTAAATGACCAGGTGCTGGCACAATCAATGGAACAACCATGACTTAAAGATCTCCAAATGTTTTATGGTTCATCAGTTCACCATCAAGAAATAATTTTACCATTGGTGGCTGTCCATCCCGAGTATGTAATTTCCATGTACATGTGATGAAATGCTCCGCTTCTTCATATTTTGAGAACCCTGAGATGTAACTGAACAAATAATGACCAGCCTTATCTACCGGATCAAATGTCACCATGTTAGTCACTTCATCCCAATGTAAGGCTCGAATGTTTTGAATCCCACCGTACCCGTACCCATACCCATCTGACCGAATTCTATTTCGATTGACTTCTTGGAATTTTTCAAACTCAAGAAACAATTTATAAGAATTTAACAAAGTTCTCCACACAACTTTGCCTGATTGTACTAATGGGTCTACTGTCTGCTGTAACCATTGCTCAAATAAGACTGTTTCATATAATGTAAAATCATTTATGTTCACGACACAGTACCAGGTATTAATCATATCCAGCCTAGACTTTAAAATAGCTGTAATCAATGAATTAGTGATAGGTATAAAGCTTTGTACAATTATGGGATTTTTTTGAAAATCAATACTGGCATCACCAGGTAGATATACCAAATCACTCTGTGAGTCTAAAGCAGAAAAATCAGGTCCGGTTGAAGCTCTAAACACATCCGTCCGCAAAGGGAGAGGTTCGTTGGTTAAAGGGTTTTTATAAACACTTGCATATTCAAATCCAAGTGCCGGAAATCTAGTTGCAAAATCTTCGATTACATAGCCACCAGCAATACCATCAGACTTGCTGCCACCAATACCTATTTCCGCTAATGCATTTCTTCTTTCCAAGATATAGACTTCACGATCCTCATCAGATATAATATTTTGTGGCATATCAATCAGCAAATGTACATCATGTCCGTGTTGATATAATTCAAACAACACATTATCAAAACGCTGACAACCCTGGATAAAAGACAATTCAGTTTGAATTGTCAACTTAGCACCATGAGCTTCAAAAATACTAGCCATAGTACGTAGCTTGCTTGCTATATTGTGTTGCACTGATTCAACGACAAACGATGGATCATCTGGAATCTGAATTATAGTTGTCATATTTAACCCTAATCCCTTAGGACCGGTAAAAATGGGAGAAATTATAAATTCAGTCCTGTTAGCTTCAAATATATCCGATTGTTCGTTATCATCAAAATCTACTATGGTGTAAGCCGGTGAATACAATAATTTAGCCGTATTTTGTCCTTCTTTCAAGTGTATAATTTCGTTGCGAGGAATCCATGTTATGTCTGTCGTAGCACGATATAGATTAGAATTTTCATCATGTATTTCAAAAACTAACAAATTCTTTTTATTTTTATATAAGGTGATTCTATTGGTAAATTCATCAGTACCTATCATGTCAAACAACTGATGAGTTTGATTATCATCACCATCCCATAGGGTCCCCAGTAGAAAACTAAAACTTCCCTCATCGACACGCAAATCATTAAGAGCACTGTATGCTACCCATGCATTATTACTAGCCTTTAATTCCAAACCATTATCAAATCTGCTAGGAACAAAAGATATTGAAGATGCACCATTAGAAAGGGCAGGTGAAATTTCAGGGAGTAGCGGTGCCAAGTAGTCGCTGTCTGTGCCATTAGTTAATTTGAATCCATCATTAATGGAATCAGTTATGTTTGGTGTTACGCCTGTTAATCTCTCTACAGCCCTCTCTAAAGACAATCTAGTTGGTCCCAATCTAAATGCATCGAGCAAGGCTATTATCGATTGTCGTAATCGTTCTGTATTAAATCCTGTTACGGGATATTCAATCGTGTAATTTCCAGCACTGATGACAGGTGTAAAATGTAAGGTTAAAGTTTTTGGATCAAAAGCCGTCACGGTAGTAATAGGAGCCTTTTCTTGGTCACCAGTTACAAACACTAGTGCCCTTGCAGGATCTATAGGAACATAAGAAAGTTGTGCACTGCTTTGCTTTGTAATCATGTCAAATTGTTCAATGCGTATTACAACATCAGTTGTAATGCCCAATAATGAGGCATAATTTTCAATTAATGCGTGTCTGCGTGCACCGTAATTATATGTCACAAAATAATTAGTATTGGGTATTAATAATTGGTCACGTGCAGTGTAGTCTACACGATATATCGCACTTGTTTGTATTGGATCAAACTGTATCTGTCTTTTAGCAATATCTACATCAACTATTGTAATAGTTTGAACTTGACCATTCTCAAGAGTTCTGTAAATATGCACATTTGTGTCAGCTGGGAATTGAGTAAGAGTTAGAAATCGCAGATCCTTTACTAGATTTCTAACTTCTTGTACTGGAATATCATGAAACGATGAAGTCCAATCAAGCGAATTGGTCCCATGGTCATAATCTACAAGGACAACATCATGAGATATATTTACTTGGTCAATAACAAATTCTTCATTATCAACATAAATAACATTCACCACTTGCAACGGTGAAATTTTACTGACTTCAGTTCGTATTAAACGACGAAAGGCTGTATCTACCACATAATCTTTCCCTACTTCATAAACAATAGCTCCAGAACGATCTGTTATAATCAATGAAGGATACACCAACCTATCTATTTCTTGGTCCACCTTAACAAATGGACGTAATTTAAGTAAATAGGCATATCCATCAGGACTGAAATTAACAGTTTCATGTATGTAATTTTGAACAAAAATTACACGGTGTTCTGTATCTAATATACTATTACCTTCATGTAAAAACCGCTTATGTATATGATAAGTTTTAACTAATTTATAAAACACGCTGTTGTTACCAATCAAACTCAAACCCGTATCGGTAAAGGTAATTGTTAGAGTAAGATTTTTATCATTCAGAATTATAGTATAATCGATGCCTTGAACCAACTGTCTATTGGACCTTCTCAATATAGAACTACCAGTAAGTAATTCTATATTAGAAATATCTGACGTCACTTCTAGTGTGTAAATCTTTTGAGGTACATCAATATTACCTTGTATTAAATATTTAAAATCTGTCATACCAGTAATGCCTGTTGCAGAATTTACAAGGTGCTCTTTAGCTGGTGTTAGTTCTTGAGGTAGCACAAGGGCAATAGTGTCTAAAAATTGTGCATTTGACAGTGTTCGACTGCGTAACAAAGAAAGCACATTTGTTAAATCAAGAGTTCTAGGAGCCTGTACACCATTAATTAAGATTATATCATTTAAAAACGAGGTAATAGTGTATTGTTCACCCGTTGTTTTATTAAAAACACGAAAAACATCATTAATAGGCTTATTTTCAATAGACAACTCAAATAAACCTGTGACCGTAGCTACTTCACCATATGCTTCGATATGTGAATCTAACAAAAATGCTTTTTTAAAATCAACCTGACGGCGGTATGTAATATCTAAATTAAACTGATCTGTACCAACACTAGGCAAAGTTCCCACTATTCCAGTCAATAAAATATTAACTATGCCATTTTTATAATCAATGGTATAGTCTTGACCTCGAACAAGAGCATCAAATTGCCCTCCTGGAACCGTAATTACTTCTGATCCAGGAACCAAACTTGCGTGTTGTAATTTTATTGGGTATGAATTAACCATTCTTATGCCACACAAATAATAGTATAGGTACCACTGATTCCAATAGTCACACTGATCTGATTAAGGCTGGCATGAGTTACTAATGTATCAAATGCATTAGTAACGTCCACTCCCTGTGAAGCACCTATTTCTCTAATCACAGAAACTTGCGGAAATCGACCCAAATTGTGTGTGAACAAAGTGCTTGAACCTGTTGTCATTGGACGATTAGAAAATCTAGAAAATCGGGGACGTACTGCATCACCTTGTGATCTAGCAATGGCTTCGTCCTGAACTGTACTTTCGATGAAAACTAATTTTTGATCAACATTATCCATTGCCTGACGTACAACAGAGATCTCTTCCTCTAATTCCAATGTAGCGTTATCAACTTTTATCCAGTTGTTGTTAGTCACCAAATCCCAATCTGAAGCATGTCGTGGCAGCAACTTTAACTGTAAATATGGAGTAATAACAGTTGATGTTACATTCTCCGCCAAAAGATTAGTTACCATTGTCACTCTCCAAAACCAAAGTCACCAAAACCATCCTCACCAAAGCCAATTAAAAATACCTGTGTGGGTATAGTTAAAGTTTCTGTTTCTGTCTTAACATTTCCCACGTCTACATATTCAAAAGTGTATGAACCCGGCTGGTTAACACCTGAAACCTCAATTGTATTATTTATTTCATCGAAGCTTAGTATTTGAGATACCGTAACTCGATTAGGATCTTTACTGCTAAAAATCCGTACAGACCTAAAGTCAACCGGTATATAATCTAATGTTACAGTGGTAGAATTTTTTTCAATGCGATGAATCTCTTGCCTAACAAATGTTGTAGGAGTAAAGCCTATACGTTCGATCCCAAACACACCTTCTTGAGATAAATGATCCGTATTCCCTATACCTCGGGTTACAACTTCATCAATAATCTGAGCTAGTAATACATTATCATTACGAAGAGCCGATACCTCACGGTCCGTTAGAGCCAATATACCTGCGAGTGCACTATACAATTTTTCAATATTAGTATCAGATTCTTTATTATAGAAGTCCGACAATGTATCTTTTAAGGCTTGCAAAAAAGCCAGTTTATCATTAGATCCAGCCGCATTGGGTAAAACCATAATGTTCCTTATACACTATTAGTTGTTAAAGTTTGACTTGGACTACTTGCCAGTGCTATAGTTAAAATAGGATTGTTTGATGCTAGTACACCGTATTCTCGTGCTGTCAACACCATGTCCACAACCTCATTAGCAGGTGTACGGCTTAATACGTTTAATTTCACACTCTGCACACCAGTTACATTTGTCATTACTGTTTCTATATCAGTAACCAAAATGGTACCACCAAAACTGGCACGACTTGCTAAAAAGGTATTTAGTGCACTAGTTACATCAACTACTATTGAGGTGGCATTAAAGCCTGTTGCTATAAATACATTAGCCTCAATTCTAATAGGAACTGTTACTGCAGCACGCACCAAAACATCAGACGTTAACACTTTTTGTGATTCCACTGGTTGTGCAACTGTGCGCACTACATTATTATAGGTATATGATGCTGTGATTAACTCCCCATCCAAAGGAGCAGTAAACGTATAATCTACCAAGTACTGAGTGCCTGGTGCCGGTTGATCAAGAGCTACTATACTTAGTGTCTCTGTAGCAAGCTGAGATTGTACCTTATCAATAACTACCTGTGTCTTAATACTATCAATAGAATAAAAACGACTACCTGTTACTTGAGTTCCATTTTCAATAAACACTACCTCTTCACTGTCATTCAGATCAACATATATCATGTCTGCTATCACCACATCATTAGGATCAGGTATTGTTCTTTCTTGAATCACATTATGTTTGATCCTAATTTGTGTATCTCCAGTTGCAATTGCATCAGATTCGCCAATGACGAATTCAGTACTTTCAACAAACTGATCCACTGCCTTTCGAAGAATGATACTAAGAACATCATCAGTACCAACAGTTGTAAATGTACTATTCCTAATGCCTAGTCCTTGATTTTCGCCATCTTCTATTGTAACAATAGTTTTATCAGTCTTTGTATCATATTCAAGATGAAGTACGTTATATAACACATTATCTCTTGCTGGAGTCAAGAATAAAGAAAAGTCTTGAAGTCTGGGAAATGTCGGTACACCACTAGAAGTGAATCCGGCATCGTTAGTTGCTACCACCACCTCAAACTCAATAACCGAGCCACGAGGGAATAAACCAGTACCAAAGGACAAGTCAAATGGCGAAACATCACTAAAATTACTCATTGGTACATTAGGCAAATCACTTGTACTATTAGCCACCCTAAACCGCATCTTAACATCACCACTATCCCCAACATTGCGCCAGACTATTTTTGTAAAGTCCACTATCCTTTGTTCATTGTGTTGATATATTATTGATGTGGTCAACGGAAATGGTGAAATTTGAGTACCCAGCGTTATAGGTGTAGAATATCTAACCCTGTATACACCAACATTAGCACTACTTACAGGTGCAGAAAGCGTAATCGACCGAGTATTCGGATTATATGTACTTGCAGACAATTTCCTATCAGGATTACTAACAAGTTCAACTACGATGTCTGTTTGCACACTTGTGGTCACGATTGGTACTTGAGTTAAAACAATCGTTGATGTTCCAGCTGTCAGCACAACATCCTGCTCAACAAGCGAGCGCCCCAAAAACACCAGTCGCGCTTCCATTGGATCATAAGGTGTTCTATAAATAGGATTATTAGTACTCGCCGGGCTATTGTCTGGCATAGCAAAATTTTCATATTGTGGTTGTTTGTAAAGAGGATTATCCGAATAATTTGTTAGGTCAAAACTTCCTACAAAGGGAGAGACCTCATGATCTGGATTAATAAAGTTATTCACTGCATTTCCAAATTGAGGTACAATTAATTTTCGAGTTTCAGAAAGTATCCACCAGAGATCGGATAAACTGTTCTTAAATTGGAATCTATAGTAAAAAGTAGAACTTCTGTCAACAGAAAAAGAAGATCTGAATGTGTTATCTGCAATTTTTAACATTGTTACCGGTTCACGATTGGGCAACAAAGTACCATCACTTGCTACTTCTCTAATTAAACAATAATTTCCCGGCACACCAGTAACTGTAAATATAGTCTTGGTACGCTGAATGAAGATCGTTGCACCTGCATCGTGTATTGCAGGTATTGTGTTACCATAGCCACGAATCACAGAAACCCTGTCACCTAAAGTGTCCTGTACCTGCATAAATTCGTTGTCAATTTTGATAATTGTGTTTCTCTTGTACAGCAAAGGCGTAGATACGTTTAATATTGTATCGCTTACACTGACACCTAGTTCGAGTGTGTCAATTTCAGCAATTTCGTTTTGCTCCGAATTAATTACAGGCAAACTCCACATATCGCTTGTTGTTATATTTACTACAGACTTATCATCTTGTAAAATGGCAGTGATATCATACCCTGTAATCAGATCATTTGATGCAAATACGTATGAATCAGTGACTGTAATCCCATAAAACTGATTAGCATGAATAGTATTATTACGTAACGCAACTACGGCAGTCTTGTCAATGTCAAATGCACTGTTCCCATTGCTGGTGATAATGCTATTATTAATAGATCCATTATCATAAACAGCATAATAATTAACAGTAATCACATTAGGGTTACCAATAGTAGCAGCCATAAAATTAAGGGTTCGTTGAGTGTTAAAGAACGAGAGCAGGAACCCTCCTTTTTTACGATCATACTCAATGGCAAAGTCTGCATCAACACCTGGAGTAATTAACACGTTATCGATAAATACTTTATAATCTGTGCCATAATTAAAATTTACCATATATTTAGATGCAAAACCACCAATGTCTAAAATTTCATTAGCCACTAATTCGTGGAACCCTATTTTTTCAAATGGTGGCATCTGTCCATTAACCGTAGTAAACAGGTCTGCAAACTTTAATGAAAGCGTTCTTGTTGATGTGGTAGGACCATATCCATAACTATAACCATCAACATCATGTCTTGTTTCAATATAGCTCCTACCAGAGACTGAAAAGTCATTACTTAACAATCGGAAATTAACATTTGTATATCCGCTTACAAGAAAATGATTAGAAATAACAGAATATGCACCATCAAGACACTTTTTAATAATACAACGATCTAAAAAGGGATCAGACGTATTATTTTGAATACCTATGCGAGCATATTTGATAGTTGTATTAATTAGATAACTGGTTCCGAAAGGATTGCCAATAGCATTTGTGTGACTTGTAGGTTCAAATATAATACCTTCCCAATCACCAGGAGCTGGAGCAGCAGCTGTGCTGGTAAATACGATTGGTGTGCCTTCGGTAACATCAGGTGATACTTGTAGTGTTCCCCTAACCCGTAGAGATAGTCTGCGTACTATTTCAATAAAATACTCTACAATGTAGTCAGCTTCAACTGCTAGACTGCCGACTAGGAAAATATTTCGATCCTGGTCATAAGCGGTATCTGTAAATACGGCGTCTGGATTACTAGCTTGGAAGAAACTAAAGTCATCAACAGTTACACCTGTGATTTTGGGTCGATTGGATAATGGTATACCATATTGACTTCTACCACCAACAATAACAAGGTGTGACACAAAAGTTGTTGTGTCATCACCATTATTACGCCTGTACCCCAAAAAGGTGCCAGCCGTTAAAATAGCAGCCAAGAGTCCACTTCCCACTGGCGATCCTACAAAGCTTTGAGAAGTTAACTTACCGTTAATATAGTAATCATATTTGACAGCTGTAATAGTACCAGTAGCAGGGGTAGTTGGTGCCCCAACAACCGTGTAAGAAAAATGATTGGCATCTATAACAGTAATTTCAAATGTACCATTGTACGCTACCTCGTTAGCACCATTGATTTTTATCCAATCACCTGTGGTAAAACCGTGGTTGGTACAAACAACTGTTGCCGTACTTCCAACCCTTGTAAGAGAAATTATAGGCAAGTTAGCTATTAGTACCTGTTTAACAACATCGCGATCATAAAAAATAGAGGTTGTCTCAGTCCCAGTGTTATTTAAAATAATAAAGAATGGAGCTGTACTGCCTGTTGGTCTTTCAAAAATATAAACATTTTCAATAATATTAGTCGTATTTTCAATATCATTAGTACTAATACTGTTCTTTAACTCAACTGTCTCCTTTATAGTTTGTATGCTATTAAGGGATTTTGAATCTCTAAAACGTATCACGGTATTGGCAGATAGAATAATTGATATGCCTGGTTCGATAATTACGTCGTCTGTTATTTCTACAATACCTGATAAAGTGCCACTCTGAGTGATGCTGCCTGATAAAATTGTCGCTGGTGAAGTAGTATCATCTTCTTGTCGCCTTACGGTGATCTCGTCATTTGCAAAGCTTGTTGTAATTGTATCATAAGTAGGAGCTGGATTACCCAATATATTACCTGTAAAGTCATTTGTGGTTGTCCAATGTCTCATTAATGATTTACGACTTAGTAATACCTTATCACCTATTTCTATATGTCTAGTATTAAGTGTTCCGTCTAGCACAAACTCATTATCTCTTAATAAAATAAACACTGCGGCAGATGTACTGTGTGCAGTAACAAAAGTATCATTGAATCCACGGGTAACTAGAACTTCATTGTTTAACACACTCTGTACTTGCATTAACTCATTATCTATTTTTACAATATCCTTCTTGATGAATAGAATAGGCTGTGACACCATCAATATAGTGTCGGTTGCACCAACTGCTGAAATCAGTGTACCAGCATTACTGCTCTCAACTACTCGTACAGTTGGATCAAAAACATTAGTATTTAACGCCATGTTTTCAATACTATAAGTAAACCCCTTGGTTAAGTTCTTTACAGACACTACACGCCCTAACCTTGACTCGGAAGATGTAGCACTTTGCGGGATTTGAGTAGTAAACCAAAAATCATTACCATATATTGGATTAGGTTGATAAGTTACTTTTTGACCTGTCACGATACGAGCCTTATTACCTGAAATTGTCATATTATATTGAGCTCGTGCAGTTAATTGATTTGCTTGCAATCCAAGGTATGTAGGGATTAAAGGTTGAATTTCAAGTGTTAATGTATCTTGCAACGTAGTGGGGTCTAAAAGAGACAAGCCTCTTGTCGTAGGTCTTTCAAATGGATCACGTGCCCACTTTACAGTATTGCCTTGTAAGAAATATTCAATATTCTGGGCATGAGACTCTCTCCAGGTATAAGACACCTGAATGATGTCACCAGCCTGTGGTACGAATCTTCCTATTAATTGAATTTTACCTTGATCACCATCTAATAACTGGAAGTCATAATTAAATCCCAACCGCGTATGCCTAACCTGAGCAATTGATACAACAGGCGCATGTTTGGTATAAATAACAAACACATTTTGACTAATACCCTGACTTGTAATTATAATGCTTTCTTTAGTTAAAATTACATCTTCATTAACAGATTGAAGCTGAGCAACATTTGAATGAGCAAGTGTGTCAGAACCATTAAATTCATTACCTCTGGATAACGTTTCTTCATTGACAGTGGCAACATTGGTAAGCCAAAATACACTATCTAAGCCAAGAGCACTATTGCCTCTACCACTGGTTGCCACTTTTTCAATTAAGGAATATCTATTACTAACGGGACTAAGGAATGTCGCCACCTTTGTTTCACCGGTTGTATTGTCTCGAACAATCATAATGGGAGCGTCACCAATCTCCTGTTGGATATCACTCAAAAGAACATAATTTCCCGTTAGTATAACATTTCCTTCACTGTCAGTAACTTCTTGTCCTTTTTTAAAATTTGCGCCGCTGATTGACCCTACAAGGTCTAAAATTTCCTCTACTGGTTGTTTTGCAAAAATATTGGTGTCCGAAACTGCATCATAGCCAAGCACGAGATTGTTTTCTGTGGTAACTGATGCACCACCATGATCTGTAAAACCAAATGTTTCAGTATTAGTAGTAGGCAAATTACCCTTTACATAGAGATCAACAGAACGACCAGTCCCTGCCTTTATTAAATTTCCCTGTGAATCAAATTCTGATCCATCCCGTGTCATCAGTGGATCTCCAGGACGAATAACTGTGGCATCAGTCACGGCAGGATTCGCAAGAGCAATTGACATCAAACCTTCAACAGTACCTGAACTTGTACCGCTAAGGATTAAAGATATTCGGCGACGCAACGATGCATCCGACTCTACATCAGCACCACCAACAGTTGGACTTAAATTCACAACAGCACGAACACCAGGAACATTACCCCTAATAACAGCATAAGAACCCACATTTCCAATACTACCAGCGCGCAATGCTTGAATAGGCACCGTGACAACATAATTAGCGTTCGTTATGTTACCTAGCTGAAGTGCATCTTTGAGTCTAACAGCCTCAGCAGCAAAAAAATCCTTATCAATCGGTCTAAATACATGTGTGCCTATAATTGCAAATTCAATTGTACCTGTACGCTCATCCGTTGTTACTGTTACACCATCATTAACCGTTATGTCAACACTAGCAACGGAATCAGTTAAAACAAGTGTCAGCTCTCCCACAGCAGAGCGACCTGGATCTCTAGTGAGACCAAAATTGGATGCTAACCTGTCTAAACTTGTTCCAGTGGCTTCAGCTATAGTTTGTGCTTGTTGAACTGCATCCAATGCATTGTATAATTGAGAAATTTGAGCTGCGGGAGGGTTAACAAATGCTTCTCTTATCACACTACCTGGCAATGTGCTAGCATTTGGTAATACTGCCTGTATCTCTTGAATGATATCATTTACGATCAGCTCTAATGGGCGTAGGACCATCTAAGTCTCTCCTTAGTACCGTACCACTAATGCTATAGCTAATGGAGTTAAAGCTTTAGAAATTGCATTAACTACAATATTAAATTGCCTAGGATCCAGTGGATCTTGTTGTACAATGGGTGTTTCAAAGTCAATTAGTGTTTCCGCATCTGTGACAGGTTGTATAGCTGCCTGTATAATTTGTTGACTGATTAATTGTTCTAATGCTTCTGTGATGATAGTTTTAGTTTGTTGTACTAAACCTTCAACACTGACAGCCTCACCAATTTGATTTACTGTTAACATTGAACCATAACCAGGATTAAGAGGATTAGTTCCAATAGGTGTATTTAATAGCTTAACTACGTCTTGTGCTAACTTATCCGAATCAGTTATTTGTATTAAGTCACCATTGGACCCAATTTCAATATCTCCAGTAAAAGCTCTAATGTCGAACGACATGTTTATCCCTTTTTAGGTTTAAGTTGGTCTTTGAAATTTTGTATTACATCATCATTTGCTGTCCAGTAATCATTGTCAACAAGGTTCCATACCTCCTTACAAGAAAAATTAGGTTGTGTAGGCTTACCCGTTCCATCATTAGAAGCAAAAGTACATATGGCACCAAATGTTGCATTTTCTCTTGTGATACCTGGCACCAAATCGCCAATTTGCTTACCCTGTTGAAGAAATTTGCAGTTTTTGCATTTATATTGCAATTTCGAAGTTAAATACAATAAAGCCTGCAGTATATTTAGTAATGAAAGGGTTTCCCCCGTTTCTAATGTAGTTCCATCGATAATAAGTGCCGATTGTTCTTGTAGTTTAGTTAATTCTACACCAAGTGCCCTTCTGTTGCTTGCTAACTTTCTCGCTGTTGCATCAATGCCAACAAGTGGTGCTTTAATTGTGCTAATAAGTGCACCACCCAGCTCTCCCAATCTGTCTTGTGGTATATTGGATATTAGAAAACTTAATTGTTGAACTACTAAATTATATAAACTCAACTGTAAGGTTAGTTTACCAGAACTTCTGTTAATTTTAGAAGTTTCTATTTCTTTGAGTCCCTCGTTGATCTTTCTTATGGTTTCAGCAATATTAACACTTTCTATGCGTGTACCCTTAGCACCGGGATGTGAAGTGTGCAACTGAATCTCTTGTAAAGGTAAAGCCCCAATCAAAGTTGGATTAAATGGATCTACAGGGACATTACCTATTAATCGTTGAATTCGTCTGAATTGTTGCCCTCTTTGTAAACGCCCCCATCTATGAACAAATGAAATAAGATTCTCAATGTAAGCTGCTGTAAATTGCCGCATTTGGACTAAATTATCATCCTGACTTTTTAAGAAACCATCTATCACGGTATTGCCAGCTTGACCAGTAGCCACTCTTTTATCTTGACCTGTACCAACTACAGAGTTTTGTATTTTTTGTTGTGTACGACCAGATAAATCACCAGCTTGATTTTTAATTTGACCTATATCAACATTTGGAATTAGTCCAATCAATCTCAAAAAAGTATCAGTATAAGATTCGTGTATAAATCTGTTTTGCTTGAGTATGTTAATTATACTTAAAGTAAGGTCAGCAAACCTTTGCCCATCTAACCGAGACATTATAATGTACCTAGCGCCTTTGCCGCATTACCTATTTGTTTAATGTTTGTACTTAATCCACTAAATACGTTGCCAATAACTTTAAATTGTGATTGTAGTCCAAGGGGGTTAGCTGCTCCAAACACCATTTCAAATCCCGCGAAAGCTTGTATCTGACCAGCAGCACGTGGTCTATTAGCATCAGTTGGATCAGATAATGCCTGACCACAAGCGTTGATAAACTCTTCACTACTAGTTACTGTGCCATCTAGACCAACGGTATGGATATATAGCCCAGTTTGACTAACAGCTTGTACTAAATTTTGTACGTTAGTAGCTAACTGTTGAAGTTGGTTATTCAAAAAGTTTACAGCTCCCGTAAGCTGATGGACACCACTAGCAAGTCCGTGTGCTTGTTGTAGTAAAGAGGCTCCCCCACCAACAAGTGCACGTTCTGCGTCTACAATAGTCTTTGCAGGTGAACCATCTTTTGTGGGATCCAAGGCTGGTATCATATCTGAAAGCCTTAGGGCAAACCACTTGTTAAATAGTCTGGTTTCAAAACCATCAAATTTTACATCATTGGCATTGCTTACAAATTGGTCTACCAAATTTGAAAATGGTTTGGCAGACACTAGGTCAGCACTTTGGAGACTGGAAAACGTATTATCTAATTCAGCGAGGGAATTATCAATGGGCACCAAAAAATTATTATCAAACACATCAGCCGTTTGTTGTACTTCTTTTTTAATTGTCTCTATCACGGCTTTGAATACAGGGAAAACAGTTGCTAATCTTTCTATTGCAGCCACCATCTCCGCTATATTAGGTGCGCCTACTAGTAATAAAACTCCACCCACAGCTGCTAATCCATGACCTTTAAATGCCGGCTTATTGGGGTCAGTGTTATCAGTAAATGTTCTAGCTATTTCACTAGCAACAGATCCAGGTGATGTTAAGCTGAAAATTGGGTTTAATCCCAGCGTATGCATAAAGACGCCAGTATTCACTGCATTTGTAATTAAGTCTTCGATTTGTTTTTGTAATATACCAATCTCATTACCAAGATTACCAACTGTATTAAGAGTGCTCGCTACTGAATCTGTTAAATTAGTAACTTTACTTAAGTTTTCACTAATTTTAGCTGATATTTTGTCTACTTCACAATTTAACCTATTAGCAGCAGATCCTTCTTTGTTAGGGTCAAGAGCAGGAATGAGTTGACCCAAGGTAATTTTCTGCCAATTAGCACC